TTGTGTTACTTAGTGGTTACACAGTTGTTGACACAAACCTCAATGCATGTTATGATGAGTTATTAACAGTGTTTCGACAGTATTATGCGGTTACGTTGTTATCGTTGCGTCGGGCGTTGCGTATATAAAAAAAGATAGAGACCCTAACCTACAGAGGTGACAAATCGAGAGAGAGATATAGAGATATAAAAAAAATTCCGTGGTATATAAAAACGCCATGTGGATTTGCATATATAAAAAAATTCGCCTTATAAAATTTTGGACAATACCACTTATCACATCTATGCAAAGGATAAGGTATTGTATTGTAATCTAGAAGAAGAAGATTTTGAAGAGAAGTGGGAACTACTCCAAGTGATGGTGGGACTACTTAAAACAGAATATACAGAGAGAGACTTATCATATATCAAGTTAGGACCGAAGTGTGGTGTGGGTGGACCAGGAAGGATTGTACAGAAAACCCCCATGTGGGAAGAAGATTCTTATTGACATTGTGCTACATACCTAGTATAATTGATGTGTAGCTACTAGGAATTATGGCAAAAGGATTTACAGTTAAAGCAAATAAACCAACAACCAAAGCAGGTGACTGGGATATTGCAGCTATCAAAGAAAGAATGAAAGGGAAGACCGTTGTGTTTTGTCTTCCAGGTAGGGGAGTATCTTACATATATCTGAAGAACTTTGTGCAGTTATGCTTTGACATGGTTCAGAACGGTATGTCCATCCAGATCTCACAGGACTACTCTTCTATGGTAAACTTCGCAAGATGTAAGTGTCTCGGAGCAAATGTATTACGTGGACCAGATCAGATACCTTGGGATGGTAAGTTAGAGTATGATTATCAGTTATGGATTGACTCGGATATTGTCTTTGATACTAACAAGTTCTGGCAGTTATGTGATATGGCAATTCCTGCTGATGCTGTCTCTGAAGATGGTACAGTAGATGACACTAAGAAGAAGAAAATCGTCTCAGGATGGTATTGCACAGAGGATGGGAAGACTACATCTGTCGCACACTGGTTAGATGAAGATGACTTCCGTAAGAATGGGGGAGTTATGAATCACGAAACCATTGAGTCAATCAGTAAGCGTAAGAAACCATTTACTGTAGACTATGCAGGTTTTGGGTGGTTGATGATAGAGAAGGGAGTCTTTGAAGATGAGAAGATTAAGTATCCTTGGTTCGCTCCTAAGATGCAAGTCTTTGAGTCTGGTAGTGTTCAAGATATGTGCGGCGAAGACGTATCGTTCTGTCTTGATGCAATGGATGCAGGTTTTGAAATCTGGTGCGATCCTCGTATTAGGGTAGGGCACGAAAAATCTCGTATCATATAATGTTATGAACAAAGAAGAACAGTTATCTATGGGTCGATCCGTTAAATGGGTCGATTTCCATATGCCTTCAAAGACATCAGAAGAACTATGGTATCTTTGTTCAAATATACTTACAGAGCTCTCGGAGCGTGACTCGGTTCGATATCGTATCAGAGCAACCGATGCATCTCTAGCGGCGAAACTCGATTTAATTGATGAAGACACACACGACTCGGAGGGTTGTTAAATGGCAAAAACTTTTAATACTGGCGTTGAGACAGTAGAATCAAAACCGAAAAAAACTCGTCAAGGAAAAGGAAAGCATACCAAATATGCCGCTTCCTCTCGTAATGGTGCTCCTAAAAGACTAAGGGGGCAAGGTAAGTAAATGGCAGCACTTATTTGTAATCTACCTTCTTATGAGGTATGGGTTAGAAAGGAGTACTTAACTGATCATACTAGTGGTCATGGCGAATTTGTAAAAGGCGTTTGGGTGTCGTGTAAATCGATACCTGGACGTGCTTTTTACTTTGAAACCTATCTACCCGAATATGGGGCAATGTATGATAAGTTACCTATATCTGCGTTTCTAAGTGAACCTAAGATACCAGATCCCGATATGACTCTACATAACCTACAGTTCTGGAATTGCATGGATTATGGCGTTGTAGCAGTCCAAAAGCAGTTTATAGGGTCAATGCACTTTGAACTCTATACAAGGGACTACGGGAACCAAACAGGGACGTATATATGTACATTGGATAACTATCACCAAGACGTAGATGCTATTGATTACTCTACTAGTGAGAATCCAAGTGAACATAAGTCACATAACCTTATTGAATTAGATAATGGTCAATTCGCATTGTATCCAAATAATAGAATGCGTATCTATGATAATAGTCTAACACCTAAAGAACCATTGAATCCTGATTTTAAAGTATCAACTGTATACTATCAGGTTGAGAATGGACATGATAGGGATGGGTTAGGTAGTGAAGAGAACTACTTCTGGAAAACGGCAAAAGAAAGAGATGCAAAAGATCTATAAATCAGAGGTCGTACTTAAACATCATGATGAACTGAGTAACATTATTGACAATGCAGTTAATACTACTCAACATCATGATATTTTTGGTGATAGTTATACTTGGTCGTATGGAAAGTATAATATTTTTGGATTTACATCTGCAACTAAGGTATTCTATGACCTGTTCTGCGAATTAAATGCGATTGTATATGATTATAATGGTACTAATGAACCTTTATGGATGCAAAGTTGGTTAAATTACCACGAAAAAGACGGTTTGTTGGATTGGCACGGACATCAATGGCCAATTCATGGTTATATTTCAATTAGACCGCACAATACAAAGACAATTTTTAGAAATCCTGAGTATGAAGTGATAAATGAAGTTGGAAATGTGTATATTGGACCAGGATATAGAGAACATAAGGTAATTTCTGATAAAAATACTCAATTTGACACGAATAGAATCACAATTGGGTTTGATATACTTAAAGATGTGCCTTCACATGCTCTTACAGGTAATATAGGACTCATACCTTTTCCTCAAATAAATAGAATGAGCTCTTAGTATACTTATGAACGACTTTTTGGATAATTTGGGTAATGATCAGCATCAAAAAATGCTCCGTGAGATAGCAAATGACGGTATAACACCTAAAAAAACTGATCATAAGGTAAATAATGACCTATATGAGGCAGATGGGTTGGATTATGACGAAGAACTTTATAAATCTTGACTAAATAATAAGATAGTAAGAGTATTTTATAATGCCTCTAGAAAGAGTCAGTCAAGGTTTTAAGGATATTAGTATGACTTTTCAGTCTAATCCACTGAATGGTGATATTATTGGAATTAAAAATGAAAATGCGATTGCAAGATCCGTAAGGAATATAGTATTTACTCTTCCTGGTGAAAAACCGTTTGATCCTGATTTTGGGTCAAGAATATATAAGACACTTTTTGAAAATCTTGATAATATTTCTGCATCGACGATTGTTGATGAAATAGAACAGTCAATTAGGAACTATGAACCTAGAGTCGATTTAATCGATGTTCAAGCAGATCCTAATTTTGATGAAAACTCATATGATGTAACCATAATATATGAAATCATAGGAGCAGACGTTCCGCAGCAACAATTACAATTCGTTTTGCAACCAACTAGGTAAAATGCCACTAGTAAATTTCTCTAACCTTGATTTTGATCAGGTTAAAACAACACTTAAAGATTATTTGAGGGCAAACTCTAAGTTTACCGATTATGATTTTGAAGGTTCTAACTTATCTACTATTATAGACCTTCTGGCATATAATACTTACATCACTTCGTACAATGCCAACATGGTAACGAACGAAGTATTCATTGATAGTGCGACTTTACGGGAAAATGTGGTATCGTTAGCAAGAAATATTGGATATTTACCTAGATCAAGGACTGCATCAAGGGCATCAGTTAGTTTTTTCGTAAATGCATCAAATATTACGCCTAGACCATCAACTATAACTCTTCAACCAGGTCCAGTAGCAGCAACATCAGGGTCTTTTGGTAACCAATCTTATGTTTTTTCCATCTGCGACCCAGTAACACGACCTGTAATTGATGGAATTGCTAATTTTGACGATATTATACTCTATGAAGGAACACTTTTAAAGCAAAATTACACATTTACCTCTCAGAACCCAAATCAAAGGTTTATTTTACCTAATATAGGGGTTGATACTACTCTAATTAAGGTTAAAGCAGGTACTACTAACCAAAAATTCAGATATTCTTACCAAGATAACCTCTTTGACATCACTAGTGACTCAAAAGTCTTCTATATTCAAGAGGTAAATGATGAAAGATATGAAATATTCTTCGGAGATGGTGTTTTTGGAAGA